GGTTCAAAAACTTTATTAACAAACCTTGGTGTGTTATCTAAAGCAAACCGCGCCTTCCCCATCGTAAGCCTCTGTTAAACGCTGCCGTCCAGCAATCTTGCAGTAATCTCCTCGACCCTTGGCCTCCAAACCTCAGCCTTACCCCCCCGTTTCACCTTGACCTTGCGCCATCCCCAGAGTTCAAGTTTCCCTCCAGCTTTCAGCCATTCAAGGCACGCTTCCGGCTTAGTTAAGCCAGTGTCTTTGTAGACTTCGGCACTCTCCAACATTTCCCGCCTGTGTGCCGCAAACGACTGCCCACAGCTTTGTATGCCGATGATTCCCTCTTTAGGGTCAAGGGCTATCACGTCGATGATCCCGAACAGGTCTTTTCGAAAGCTGAAAGAGCCAGCTTGGACAAATCGCTCTGTAGTTCCAACAAGTCTACCGAGTTCCTTTTGAGCCTTGAGTGTTCTCTGTGTTGGTGATAATCCTGCCATCACGCCTCCTGCTCCGGCCTGCCGTCCGGGGTGAGTGCCTGCCTGCCAAGAGCAATCCCTTTTTCCAACCCAATTCGTGCTGATTCAAGGGCAAAAGCTATCAACGTCCTGCCGAACTTCTCTTTGGCACCTTTCTTTTTGCTCTGCGATATCTTCCAGAGTTCGTTTTCTATGTCTTCGTAGCTCATTACGCTTCTCCTGGTTCGGTTGGGCCACCCCAGTTTTGGATGTCCGCATATTCATGTTGTGGCTTGTTTTTGTAGCATTCGGCGCAATACATTTCTCTTGCCTCGGCTATCCAACTGATATCGTCAGCCGATAGCAAGTGCCCTGCCTTTTCGACTATCGAGCTTGGCCTGATCCGGTTGTCGCAGTCATTACAGCGCATCATTCCCCCTTATCAGCCAGCTTGCGCCAACCCAACTCTTGTATGTCCTCAGTGCCAAACGTATAGCCCCATCCATCTCTGGTATCATAAGTCTCTCGTTCCGGCTGCTCACTCGCTATCACGCCGATCATGGGAAGGGCGAGGATTCTGTCTGGCAAATCCCGGCACATACTACACGAGTCTTTGTATTCGCATTCATCGTCCTCTATGTAGGGATTGCAATCTTGTTTTATCGCCTTGGCCATCGCTTCCCTTGCTTTCTGGTACTCTTCACTCATTCCGGCACCCCTTCCCCTCGCAGGAGAGCTTCGATTGCGTCTTGCGCCTCTCTTGGATAAAGCAGGTTCTCACGGAACCATTCCCCGATCCGCTTGCGGTCGGCTGCTACGGCTGCGTCAACGAACCCTTGGGAAGCTTCTGCCACTCCAACACGAGCTTTAAGGCAACATTCCCACTTATCGCAGTTCCCGCAGTCCGGGCATACCGGCAAAGTGGGTTCGGCCTGTAGTTTGGCCTCGTCCACTAAGTCAGAGAGTTCATCTACCAGCCTGTCCACCACTAAGTCGGAGAGGTCATCTGCCAGCCTGTCCACGTCTTCAATGCGGTAATAACACCCCTTCTGACCGGACCCGCTGACTGTCTCGTGTTTGTAGGGTTCCAGTATTGCCAGGATTTTATCTTTCATCATTCACCGCCAATTCAGCCGCATCATGCCGGGCGTCTCTGTGGCCGCACGCATAGACGTGACATAAAATCTCATGGTAAGTCCGCTTGGTTTTCATAGCCTCGTCAATGGCTTTGTTCTGCTTCCTTTTGTTCGGTTGCAGGTTCATTATTTTGCCGTGTAAGTCCATCATTCACCGCCTTTAAGATCGCCCATGAAGCCAGTCGCTACCTCGTAGTAAATGGCCTGCTTCACTTTGAAATTAGGATTGGCTTTCCCGCCACGGTTCTTCAAAAATCCTATCTCCATCACATCTTTGTCCTTCGTGTTTGGGTTATAGTATTCGTCCCGGTAAAGGCCTAAGACGATATCAGCGTCTTGCTCAAGGTTCCCCGAATCTCTCAAGTCTGTGAGTATCGGGCGTTTGTTGTCTCGTCCCTTCATGTCCCTGTTAAGCTGGCAAGCTACCACTACAGGGATGTCGCAAATCTTCGCCACCGCTTTAAGACCCTTCGAGATGATTCCGATTCTCTGGACTTCATTTTTTGCCTCGTCTCCTGCTAAGGAAAGGTGGTCAAACCACATGATATCTATGTCGTCTCGTGCTATCTGTCGGATCAACCTTGACTGAGCCTGTCGCACCTTTAAGCTGGCCGTGTCGTCAATCCACATTGGGAGAGCCATAACATCTTTGTACTTATCCTTCAATTTCTCAGTATTGACTTTAGTTTTCTCTTCCCCTCTCAAAGACTGGGGCTCGACCCTCGCCCTGGCGAAAACCAGCCGCTCGACCAACTCCACCTTTGACATCTCAAGGCTGAAGAACGCACTACCAAGCCCTTCCTGAGCACAATTGTCGGCGCACCTCAACATGAAAGCTGTCTTCCCTATCGAGGGACGGGCTGCTAAGAGGGTTAAGGTTCCCGGCCTCAAGCCACCCAAAGACCTGTCAATGTCAGAGAAACCAATCAAGACACCCCTTGGTTGAAATCCCCCATCCACCCAATTTTCAAATTCAGCTTGGTATCTGTTGGTGATATCGTAAACGCTCTCTAACCCTTCCTGTTTTTCAGACTTGAGAGCCAATAAAACCTCAATTGCTTTCGAGTAGTTGTCTCCGAAATCGGGGGAGACTTTTATCCCTAATTCACGAATCATGTCACCGGCTGCGGCTAACTGGCGATGGCGAGAGGTGTTCTTGATAATCTCAGCCCAATGGTCAACTAAAACAGACACCGGAGCGTCCATAATCAGCTTGCTCAAGAACTCAACCCCACCTATGTCATCGAGCTTTTCCTTGCGCCTGAGTTCCGTTCCCACTGTGATCTCGTCAATGGCCTCGCCGCGCCTTGCAAGCTCCGAGAATGCATCAAACACGTATCGGTCACGCGGTCGATAAAAGTCGTCCCTGTCAAGGTCTAGCTTCTGGAAAAGCGACCCGTCAAAGAGGACCGCGCCTAACACGGCTTCCTCTGCTTCGATATCATGCGGGGCTTCTATAGCCATACGTCTTCTTCCTCTTGACAGGCAGGGGCTTCATCTTTCCTCGCCCAATTAAGTATTGTGGCATAGTGGCTTTTGTATTTCTTGCCCTTGCTGGCAATGTACCCGGAAAGTGTCTCGATTTTGTCACCTGCCCCTTCCTTGCCAAATCTCTCAATCAGCTTGGAATATTCCTCATCACTTAAAAAGACATTTAGAAATTCTCCGAATTTCTTTTTAGAAATTTTCTTTTCTTCGGAGACAGAGATAAGAGACGGAGACGGAGACGGAGACGGAGAACCATCCGTGTTACCGGCACCGTTACCGTCCTTGTTACGCAACCTGTCACGGTAACGTTTTTGCTTCTCTGCACGATTGTTTGACTGGCTTATGACCTCTAAAGCAGTGTCGTTTGTCCACCCTTTCCGGGTCTTTTTGAGCCACTTTAGGACGTTGTTTCCGCACCGGTTCCAGGCCTCGAAATCACCCGAAACTTTGGCAAGAATTTTAGGGTCATCAGGGATGCAGTGATCTTCCCTTAACCAAATCTCATCCAATAGATTTCGGTATAGCCCCTGCTCTTCGGCTGACATATCAGTGTATGCCGTCGATTTGCGCCAGCGGTCTATCCACCACCAAGCTGCGTTCATTCAGTCCTCTCCCTGTCCTGCTAACAAACTATCGTTGCGCTCTTAATGGGCAGCCTTCTGCGCCAGTTCTTTTTCAGTTGGTAATCCCGCTCAACCTCGTCGGTTTCAAATATGTCACGCGGCCTGTCAACATATTTGCGGTTATCCAAGTCCCACCACCGAACTCCATCTGAAGCCCTCACAATGTCCATATCCTGAGAGAATTCATCTTTCAAGAGGTAATCGTACCCCTCTTTCCTGAACCAAGTTTCAAGCCGCCCTTTGGGGCCTCCAGTTCTCACTTTTACCTGTTCAAGGTGGGAGTTGTTGTCGTATTTAGGTGATCTATCTTTTTTAACCTCGTCTCTCATCAAAACCACCCCTTAATCCTCTGCCACCAACTCAACCTCTCAGGCTCCTCTTCTATGAGTACCCGGTTGGTGTTGGGACAGATGCCGATGTATATACGCTTCATTGGGCTTTCATCCTTGTGTTACTTTGCCAGCTTAAAGTAAATGCACGGCTTCCCTTCGGTGGTGATCGGGCATAGATTATGCACACATCCCCCCGAATCATTGCGGAATTGACAGAATAAACAGTATCGTTGCGCCATTTCCCTGACTTCATCCTCGCCGTAAAGACCGGTGATTTGCTCTTTTGTCTCTTCAACTTCTATTTGCTGGTAGTTGGCTTGTCTATGAAGTCTGCCATCGATACGCACCATTCTCCTCCTCCTAAAATTACTTTGCCAGCTTAAAGTAAATTACTCCCCCTTCTCTCCCGGCACCCCTATGTAGGAATGCCGGGAAATTGAAAGGAGGAACTAAATGTTCACCGGCCATCCTTCCCAATCCGCTGGCATATATCCGTACATGTCATGGCAATACGGGGCCAGCATGATACAGTTCTCCGGTGTGGTGTTGTTCCGGTTATGATCTTTATGGTGCATCTCTAATACTGTCCTGTCCGGTATGTATACATGGGTTGGAATCTTTCCACAGTGCTCACAGACGCCACGAGAACGCTCTAAAAGCATCGGCCTGATATCATCCATCTCTTTCTTGATCCTTCGCCCTTTCCTGCCGATTTTACGCAGTGGTGTGCGTTTCATGGTATTTCATTCGGGTCTGGTATCACTACTCCAAGGGTCATCGCTGCCCAACGGATTATCTTCTCTATGTATTCATTGAATTCATCCGTGGTGAGCTTGGTTGTGGTGCCACCGACCGTCACTTCCGGGTTGAATTTGCTTGGCTTCGGATTAAACATGCGCTTCATTTCCTCGTGAACTTCGTATGTCTCGAACCCGGTGTAATCCGCTATGTAATCCAGCACCACTCCCCAGTAGTAGGCATTCTGTTTGTTTGTCCTGTCCTTTTTGGGCTTCTGGACTGTAACCTCTACGGAGTCGCCAAGTTGAAAGGTGAGCAGGAACGTCTTGTGTGTCTTGATATTGTGGATTCTGACGAACCGCTCTTTATTCTCTCGCTCGGCTACTACTCCGTAGAACTTCATCTAAGAATCCTTTCTCGGTGAGCAATGCGCCATTATTGACCATGCGCTCAGTATAATCACGGTAGCCACTAGTCCAAATTCTATGGGCGCATTCCCAAATAAATAACCAGTGATGGTTCCGCATATCGGGGCAAATACTAAGTTTGCAACCAGCTTCATTTAAGATCAATCCTCTAATCTTATTTGGTGGGGGAGGCAGGGATTTGCCGGGAGACCTTTCTGCCTAAGCCCCTTGGGCTTGTCATCAGCATATTAGGAACCTTTGTATATCCTGCACTCCCCCATGAAAATCAAATCCCTGCAATGTCTTCAAACGCTGCAATCAGGCGGTGGGTCAAATCTCGGCGAGTTTCCTCGTCCATTACAGTTGACTCGCAAACCAGCTTGGTCAGGTTCGTTCTTGCATTCCCCCTTGCCTGCCCGTCTTGGTGGGTTTCCCTAATGCCCCCACTCTCGTCGAAGTCGTGGCCTGTGGCCTGTACCTGGACGCCTTCCAACTTGTTCCTGCCCTTGCCATCCACGGTACATTTGCCGGATATGGTTGCCCCTTTGAGGATTTGGGGGGCTTGGGGGTCACCCGCCACGTCTATCCGGTTAACGTCCTCGGATTCCCACACCGCATAGCTCACACCATTGGTGGTGGAGATTTTGTACCAAACCGTGTTCCCCCTGTCGCCTTTGTAGATGTTCCTGAATATGGTATCGATTACAAAGTTCACATCTTTTACTTCTTCATCCATCATTGCCCCCTATCTCTTATTTGTTCTCTCCCGATTTGTTCTTCCTCAATCTCTTGGTCGGTCTGCGTCTCATTGATCGGCTCTCTTTTCAAAAGGTCTTGGAATATGCCAAATACAAAGTCCATCACAGCACCCCATTTTCAGCATGATCTCGATTGCAGAATATCCCAACACCGGGGACGTTAAACCGGTCATCATTTGGGCCTATGAGCCTACCACAATGCTGGCAGGTGTGGTCCTCTATCATTTCCTCGAAACGCTCTTTAATCGTCTCGCAATGAGGGTAGGCGCATCGTCCACCACATTCGGCCTCGCAGGTTTCGTCGATGACCTTTTGCCAGTAGTAGGCCCTTCGTTCGTTCACTCCGTGGACTAGTTCTTCCCAAGTTGGCATTTCTACTTCCACTTGTGGTATAATAGTTACTGTCATGGGTTAGTCCTCCTTTCGTTTCGGCGTGAGGGGGCTTTCCTTATTTCCCCTCAATCTCGGCTAAGAATCTGTTTATCCTGTCGAGTGCTGCTATCAGCCTCAGTTCGATTTCCCTCAAAACCTTTCCTCCTTTCAATTCAAATAGCTCCCGGTAATCTTGACCTCTTCTCCGTAGTAATCGAGGCATCCCAAGCGTGGGACGTATCGGCCAGTGAGTTTCACCCGAACGATGGGCGAGAAAACCACTCCTACTCTTGGGCCTACCGCTTCGGTAAGGCCAGCTTCACGCTTGAAAAATGCAAGAGCTTTGTTGTAATCATCTTTGCTTTTGAATCGGATAATCTTCATCATTCACCATCCTTATCAGGCCATTGAGATGTATCGGGGAAGTTGTCGAACTCCCTGACTTGCCCGCACTTCTGACACACGCCCTCGGAGTAGCGACCGTTAGGCGGGTCTATTACCCAGTGGTGAACGCAGGTCTTTGGTTTGGTGGTGGTTGTCATGGGTTCCCTCCTATACCTTTTGATAGTTGAGATACTTCCACAGTCCAGACCGGGAAAGCCCCAACTCTCCAGCAGATTTCGGTATGCTCTTGGTCCGAGCTAGTGACCTGGCGATCATCTTTGCCGCGTCTCCTAACGTCTCGCATTCATCCGGGAAATTGGCCTTGACTATCTCTTCAACTGACTTCGGCATGTTACAGGCTCCGTAAAATCTTTACCTCTTCCACGCCAATATATTACCATACTATTTTGGCCTTGTCAACACCAAAATCTTACAAATGTTGACAACACAGCACCCACATGGTAAAATCATGTCTACAGTAAAGCGCGGAGGCGAAAGGAGGTGATAAAGTGGTTACTCAAAACCGTATAAAGTTAACGCCGCGCCGGTTTGGTTTGAAGCTTGACCTGGCATTAATGGTGGCCGGGCTTAGTTATGAAGAGGCTGGACAGAAATTTGGAGAAGTGGGTTATAAGGAAGGTGGTTTAACTGGTAAGACTGTTTGGTCGTGGACTAAGGGTTATGTTAAAGAGGTCACGTGGTCAATGCTTGAAGCGTCATCGGCTGTCACGAAGCAGAGGATAGAGTATTTCCTTGGGCAAGAATCTTTAGATGAAACAATATCGGGTTTTAGACCAAGGTCGGTAGCTCAAAATAGTGGTAAACAGAACGGCTCATCGAGGAAAACTGGTGAGTCGGGAGGGGCTCGAACCCTCGACACCCGGATTAAAAGTCCGGCTCCGTTAGCCCTCAACTTCGCCAACTTACTTTCATAGTTTGACACCCCTTTGTGATTTCCTGTATTCTATAGGACTCTTATCTATTGCAAAGGGGGCGAAGGTGATCCGGCAACGTGTGCAGGCGCAGTTTTGCAGAAACCAATGGAGATCGGAAATGCTTGGATTGTATCTTGAGTATTTGAAAGCGAAGGGCGACAAAGCAAGAACAATAGAATGGCACGCGCAAAAACTTGAGATATTCAAGCAATGGTTACTTACAACCGGTGTTCGCAACCGACCCGTTAGAGAGGACATAATCTATGATTACATGGATTATCGAAGGCAGCAAGGGAAGTCTTCAAACACTATTGAAGGCGATGTTCGTTGTTTAGCCTCAATGTTTTCGTGGGCTTATGCCCAAGGGTATATATCGGCCAATCCGTGTGCGAATATCAAGAAGCCAAAAGCCACACCATGTGAGGAGGACCCATTTACGCCATCCGAGGTGGCGAAGATGCTTTGTTATTTGGAACCGAATCAGGATGAACTATCGATACGAAACACAGCAATTGTCCTGTTCCTATATGATACTGGAATTCGCACAACCGCAATGTGTAATATTAAAGCGGGGGACATGGACTTCGAAAATCGGCAGGTTATGGTGACTGAGAAGTATGGAAAGAGAAAACGATTATCATGGGGAGACAGGACCCATGATGCGCTAAAGAGGTATGAAAAGGCCCGGTCGGATAATGAGTATTTCTTTGTCAGTCGGAGAGGGTGCAAACTGACGCGAAGCGGGATTTATAGCATGGTTCAAAAGCTGTGCGTCGCCAGTGGGGTTCGAAGACGTAAAGTGCATCTGTTTCGCTCCGCTTATTCATGTGAATTTCTAACCGTTGGTGGACCGGAACGAGGCTGGCAGCTACAATTTATCCTGGGTCATGCGGATATGTCACAGATCAAAAATGTGTACGGGCGCAAAGTGATGAATCAATTAACTAACAAGACTATGCAGGAGTTAAGCCCGGCTGACCGACTTGACCTGTTAGGCGCAAATCGGTAAAATCAACTAACTGCATCGTTAGATTATCACAATTCAAGGGGGTAGAGGGGATGAAAAGAATAATGCCGGATTGGGCAGAACTTCATTTGAATACTATGCTTATACTGGGGGTCATGGGGCTAAACTTCTGTGTGTCCATACTGTTACTTGCCATTTTTGCTTTTACTGTTGGGCAGTGGGCAGTGGATAATGGGAGATTTATAGCGTGGATAGGGTACTGCATATCTGTGCTTATTATGGGGACTTGGCATCTCAAAAAGAAAGAGCGTAATCTTGCATGGTTGTTGCTAGCCTTGGCACCATTTGGGGTGCTTGGATTACTGGTACTTGAAAACCGAAATGTTGAACTGGTATCACGAACAATGCAAGCTAAACAGTGGGGGTAGAGGGGATGAGCTTGGAATGGAAATGTGCAATACCGTGGCTTTTTATAGTTCTGTTGCTTGGTGTAGGGATTATTGGTGCTGCTCTTTCGGGTTCATCGGGAGACATAAGCGGAATGGTGATGGCGATAGCTATACTAGGAGCTGGTGGAGCTTTGGGATTCACGATCACCTATGCCATTGCAAACAGGATAACTGGCGAGGGGACTATGAGTCTGGAGATGCAATGCCTCATACCCTGGCTTGGACTCATGGGGTACGGTGTTGCGACATCAATATTCATGGCGCTGGACCCTTGGGGGAATGCCTTTGATTTCATCATCGGTAGTGTGATTAGCATAGCAATAGGCAGTCTTGGATACTATGTCACCCATTTTATAGCGAGTCGAGTGTGACCACCCCCCTTCTCCTAATAGGCCCGATCCTCATAATCTTCGGCATCTGTCATCCCTTGTGGGATGTAGTAGCAATCGGCGGCCTGCTGTTATTTGTTGGGCTGTGCGGAATTAAAAGGGGCACCCCGAAGGATGCCCCGTAAGGTAGGATGCGAGGGGTTAGGCCTTTGCTTTGGCGATAGCTTGTTCTAGGGCTTCTCTGGCCGGTTTGTCACCACCTTTGGAGAAGTTGTCGGTTGTTATGTTGTCGAGAATATCAAGCGTCAACCTGCAAGCCTCCAGTAATTCATCATGGCAGTTGCAGGCACGGACGATGAACTGAGCGTTGGCTTTCCTTTCTGCTTCAGGAATGCCAACAGCATTGTTTAAAGTGATGTTGCAGACATCCCTTAGCAAGCGACCATCCCATGATTTGATAGTAAATCCTATGTGATTCCCAAATAAAGCTGAACTATATTGGTCATTGGTTACGTGCCACGGTCCAGGTGTATGTTCCATCATTCCTTCCTTTTCCTGGTTAATCCGGGTTATTTTCAACCGGAACACTAAAGTGCCGGGGGTGTTTGTCATCGACGTCCAGGTTAGTGCATCGATAGACCTGTATTAATCCTGCTTTAGTCAGTCGCTTGGTGACTTTATGAGCTTTCGCTCCGCAATGTGGGCATTTCATGATTAATCTCCTAAAGGATAAGTTAAATCTCTACAATTGTGTATTGCTGACTATACTCATTGTGGCCCAAATACATAGGCCCACTATCGGCTGTACGAACATACTCTTGGGCTTCATTTAATGTACTAAATACTGCTTCGTCCCCATCATCATCTTGGCTGATGATTGTATGCTCGACTGGCCCGTATAGATGGGATGTATACAACACGTAATACTCGCAATCATCATGCTGCTCGGATGCGGCTTCGACGTTAGCTATCCCGTAGATCATGGCCTGTTGTATAATCTTGTAGATACCCTCTACATCATCATACTCTAACCACTCACCAAGGTTTGGGCCGTACTCGTCCATTATCTCGTAGTTAGTTTCACCATTATCACCATACTTAATAAGGTACTTACTCCCTATCTCGAAAACTTCCACCCTGCCACAGTCTGATCCTGCTGCTGAGGTGAACTCGTCGCACGGCTCTATTTGATTTCCGTGGATTAAATCCATGATATCCCCGATGGTAATTTCTCCCGATATCTGTGTGGTATAGTCCATTGTTTCCCTCCTAACTTTGATACTCACATAATAACAGACAAAAATACATCTGTCAAGGGGGTAAAAATAAACAATTGGTAAAAAATCCCACCTTAACCCCTGATTTACGATCAAAAAACGTTTATAATCCCACTCGCTTGACAAGCTAGCTACGATTGTGGTATAGATAAAATCAAGATCAGATAGGTGTGCAAGGCATTCGCTTTGGATGCCTTTTTTCGTTTATTGGCCCCTTTCGAGGGGCTTTTTTTATGCGAAACACGGAAGCGTTTGAAGCGGGCGCAAGGCCGGGAACCTTGTGTAAAGATGATCTCTACCTTTCCCCGGAGACCACCCGCTCTCAACGCAAAGGGGAAAGAGGATGCCAAGGAAGAAGAAAGGCCCGCCGTTTGTAATGCTGGACAAACGAATGCTGCGGGGTGAACCGTGGAAAGAGTTATCGCACACTGAGCAGATAGCTTACATCTACATAAAAGCAAACTTCAACGGATCAAACAACGGTGAAATACCCTTAACGTATTCGGAACTCGAAGGAATCCTGGGGCATAAGACGGTGTGGAAGGCGCTTAAAGGATTGGAACAAAAAGGGTGGATTCGGAAAACTCAACACGGCGGGCTTTACCGTTACTACTGCCTTTATGAGCTTACCGGAACACATGACCCGCAAATAAAATAAGTACATGGGATGGTAGATTATATAAAAGAGTTTCTTAGGGAAACCGTCAGAAAAAAAGCCTCACTCGTGCGACAGTTTCTTTTGGAAACCGTGAAGATTAACATAACATGCTTGACAGTTTCTTAGGGAAACCGTGACAGTTTCTTAGGGAAACCTGACTTTTAATTCACAATGTGAACTATTGAGGTTTGAAATGGGCAAGCGTAAACGAAAGAATCCCAGAAAGCCAAGCGAGCAGGAGAGAGCACGGCAACGCAGTGAGGCAAGAGCGATTAAAGAAGCTCGACGCGATGCTGCTGAGTTTTTTGCAATCGTGAAGTAAAAAGGGTTGAGCAACCAGACAAGAGCACTCTTAATTGAGTGCTTTTTTCGTTTATTGAGGTTTGAGATGGCAAAGAAAGCGGCTCCAAAGACCGCAAAGAAAACTGAGAAGCACCCGGGCGGCAGACCGACGAAATACCATGATGGATTCCCTCAGCTGCTCCTCGATCACTTTAGCGTTGACCCGGTAATTACCAAAGTCGAACGCTTCTATTACAAGAACGGCGACGAGAAAGAGAAAGAAATTGAGGTTGCTAATCAGTTGCCAACAATTGAGAACTTCTGTCGAAAGCATGGAATCAGCAAGCAGACCCTTCTTGATTGGACAAAGGCGCATAAAGAGTTTCTGGACGCATATACGCGCGCGAAAGAAATGCAAGAGGATATCTGGAAACAGAACGGATTGAAGGGCTTGTATAATGCTCAGTTCGCGCAGTTCATTGGAACAAACTGCTTTGGTTACAAGAATAAGCATGACCACAATGTTGATATCCCTTCTGCTCCGGTGGTCAATATCAACGTCGTAACCCCTGAAGGTCAAGACCTGGTAAGCCGAGTATTGAAGGGAGAGCGCACCGGATGACGACAGCGACACCGGAAGCCCCAACTTTAGAGATCAACAGTACCAGTGTTTTCGAGCGCAACCTGTCTGCGTGGCTTAATGGCAAGCGCATGGCTCTCAATGAGGGCGGAACATCAAGCAGCAAGACCTATTCAATAGTACAGGCCGCTATCCTCATTGCTCAAAACTCAACCAAGCCGCTTATCATCTCTATCGTTTCCGAATCAATCCCTCATCTCAAGCGCGGTTGTATCCGTGATTTCAAGGAGATCACGGGAGAGGTTTTCGATCCCAAAGCGTATAACCGCACAGATCACATTTACACCTTCCCCAACGGCTCGCAGATAGAGTTCTTTGCTATCGATGAACCATCCAAAGGCCGGGGCGGTCGCCGTGACATTCTATTCATTAATGAATGCAACAACGTCCAGTACGACAGTTACATGGAGTTGGACATGCGGACCCGACTGTTCACCTTCCTTGACTGGAACCCGGTAGCAGAGTTTTGGGCGCATGAACACGACCTGCTCAATCGCTCGGACAGCGCATATATCCACAGCACTTACCTTGACGCTAAACACGTCTTGCCTCAGTCGGTGGTTGACCGTATCGAATCACTCAAGGACACCGACGAGAATTGGTGGAACATCTACGGCCTGGGCATCCTGGGCAAACTGGAAAACCTCATCTGGCCCCATTGGGAGAAGTGCAGAGAACTTCCCTCCAAGTACCGGGCATGGGCGTATGGCCTTGACTTCGGGTTCGCTCACCCGATGGCGTTAGTCAAGGTGATGTTCACTGATACCGGCACTTACTGGCAGCAGATGGTGCATGAGCGCGGGTTAACCACGGCTGACCTTATCGAGCGCATGTCGCACATCGAAAAGGCCGACGTTTACGCTGATTCTGCAAGGCCGGACCAAATCGAAGAGATCAAGCGTGCTGGCTGGAATATTATTCCTGCAAATAAACAGGTCCAGACCGGGCTTGACGTGGTTCGCCGTAGCCCTCTGTTCATCACTGAGGACAGCGTGGACCTGATTCGAGAGGTCCGAGGATACCAGCGCAAGAAAGAGAAGTTGACCGGACGAGTGTTGGAAGAGCCTTTGAAGATTAATGACGACGGCATGGACGCCGGACGGTACGGGTCGCTTGGATTGACTGAGCGTTTCGGGTATGCGACGGCTGACCCTTCATCCAGAGACTACCGCCCGATCTACATATCCGCATAGGAGTTAGCTTATGGCTGATGAGATTACTGCTTGGCTGGATGGCCGAAAGAAAGAGCTTCAAGACTGGCATGATCGTATAGATGAGGACCGCAAGCTCTACTGGCTTGAGGACTACAAACTCACCGATGCCAACAGCAGAGACTTCGCCAAAGCCTATTCAGTCACTCGCAACACTCCCCGGAACTACGCTCACGCCATCATAGGAGACCTGACCAACGCTGAGATGCTGCCGGTAGTGGAGAGTAATCAATTGTCTGACACCGCTATCAGTAAGGTGGAGAATTTTGTCAATGACGCTTGGGCTGCTATCGACGAATGGACGGCTGAGGTCTACCAATTATCTGCTACTGATTCGGCTCATGAATCAATGCCGATCGCCGGGGCTATCATCTCCCGCAACTTCTTCTATGTCGATGATAACGGCGAGATCATTCCCGATGTGCAAATGTGGGACCCTCGATGGTCTGCATGGGAGTGGAGTCGTAACGGTGGCATTGCCAAGGCTGCTACCTGGGGCAAGCGCACCAAGGCCGACGCCATCAACGCTTACGGGATCGATGAGGAGACGATAGCCAAGATCGAGGCTGCTTACGGCAAAGAGACCAAAGGTAAAGACTGTGTAGAATACCTCGATGAGTTGCAGCACATGGTCATCATTGATGATAACCGGGTGATTGAGAGAGAGCACGGATACAAGGACAATGGCGACGACTACTGTCCGGTAACGGTGCAGCTGTCCTCTCTCGGTTCGTTCTTCACCGATGAGGACGGTTCGACCAAGTACATGGGTGAGTCGGTCTATGGCCCTCTTCGGAAGTTGTATCCTGAGCTTAACCGATTGGCATCCGTGCAGCTTACCAAGTCCATGAGTTCATTGCAAAGGACACTGGCGATTAAGACAAAGCCCGAAGATTTGGCAGCTTTGCAGAAAGCCTTCGATGGTACGCCTGAATCTGGGCCGTCCAGTACCGCACAACGAGAGATCAAACCGATACCTCGTGACTCGGAAGTCGAAGAGCTTTACCGTTACGAGGACACTACCAAGTCAGATCAGTATATCGGCGGGTTGCTTGGTGGTGATGAGGATCAGGCCGGTTACTCCAACCTGGATTACGGCGACTTCAACTCGGCTAACCCCCCATCCGGTTCGGCTATGCGGATCATCAGTGAGAAGAGAGAGCGCATTGTCAATCAGGTTGCCAAGTCAATTTGTTCGTGGAAGCAGAAAGTCACCCGCATGTTCATCACTCAGATGATCGACGGCAACATATCCGGGCCGCTTGGTCCCGCTGGAAAGCGTGGGAAGTACGCCGGGTCGGAATTGAAAGGGGAGTTCTCGCTTGAGATTCGGTACGTTGTCACCATTCCTGAGAGAGTTATCGGCAACTACGCACTGGCTGAGGCTGCTAGTAAACTGGGGATAGTGGATGAAAAGACTATCCTTTCAGACATTATGGAGTTTCAAGAGCCTGAAAAGGTGTTGAGGCGGGCGAGGCTTGAGCGACAGGCAAAGCTAAATCCTGCTATTGACGCTTATCTTGCGGCTATGGCTGAGGCTGATGAGGGCGATCCGATACTTGCCAAGATGCTGTTCTTACAGGCTGAAATGCAGGTGGATCAAATGCTTAATCAGGGTATGCAGGTAGATCAGGAGCAGCAGCAGTTAGGCGGTGTGATCGATTCCACCATGCGAGATATTACACCGAATGAGATTCAATTGCCTCGACCAAAGGCAGGGAAGCCACAGGCACCACAGGTCAGGCGACAGACTACACCGATATTAGGCGGGTAGATATGAGCAAGTTTACATCGAAGGAAATCAAGGAACGACTGGAGGCAAAACTTGATGCTGCTATCGAGCAGGCACAGCAGCAACAGCAGCCGCAGAAGTCCGGGCTGTTGGAAAAGATGATGAAGGGGGAAAAGGATGCCGGAATGGACACACCTAGACGCTAGAGACTTTCTTTGCTTCGCTGCCGGACTGTTCACTATGTGGTTTTTCCTGTGGGTTTGGCATACGAGGGTCAAGGATTTTCTCAAGAGGATATTCATCCTCTATAGGTGACCCATGATTACAGTCAGAATCGAGAAGTACATACCCGATTCACAATGCAACTTAATGGCTATTGCTCAAGGTGATGATGTTGACATAGTTGTTGAGGAAGCGTTTGTGGTTCTGGCTAAGATGAGGGAACGGCTGATAGCCGAAGAGGAAAAGGAGAGGCTTGGAATCCGCACAAACTAGAGAATTTGGTAATTGACATGGGTAAAGTTTGGACTGACGAAGAGATCAAGACTGAATATCGAAGGCCTGGGCGCATCACTAAAGCTGACTTCCCTGAGTGGCAGGCGCAGGATATCGCCAAAGAGCGAGGGGCTGAGGCTGGGGAGAACTTCTTACGTACGTCTCAGTTTAACCCGTCTGCTTCTCGTCCTGTCCCTGATGGGATCACCACGCTTAATGCTGACAAGTTCCTTGGGTACTTGAGCAAGCAAGCCGATATCGGTGAGGGCTACACGTTCAAAGGTGCTGAACTGCAAGACTGGTTCGATGTGCCTGATGTGTTCGGTGAGGCTGACTTCATTGTTCGCCCGGACAAAGGGCGCATGAACAAGATTAACCCGGGCTACCGGCTCGACTTGCGATTACCTGACGGCTGGACGGTGATGGACAACAACCCTCAGACGCCTTACGAGGTTGATGATAACGTCTTCATTACTCCTGATGGTGAATGGATACCGTCCGAAGCTGTAGCGGCGATGCCTGAGCTTTCGACTATTCAAGGGAAGACGCTTTACACCACGCCTGAGACTTATCACGAGCACAAGAGGCAAGAGCAGTTTATTCAAACGTACTCTAAAGCAATCGAGGCATACAAAGATTCTCCCCTCGGTCAGTATCCGGGATTAAGCGAATATGCTGCCTTTGCTTTGCAGTCCCTTGAGTCACCAAGCGAAGAGCTTGACCAGCGCATGAAGTGGCTGGCTTGGGATATCGAGCAACGCGGGACACCGGAAGCAAAACAGTATCTCGAAACATTGCAGCTTGAGTATGACTTCAAGCGTGCTTTCCCCGATCTGGAGATGGCAAAAGCTCTCGAACCGCTCAAGACAAGACCGGATGTGTTCAACAATTGGATGGCTGAAGGTGGCCGGACCCCTGAAAAGGAACGGTTACTGCGCCGGTTGGGGTATCAGGATATCGCTATTGATGATGTGTTCGGTGACTTCAAGACGCGGAATATGGATATCTTCACTGCTCCGCAAGGGGTTGCTGAGTCTGCGGCGAACAAGGTTGAGAGCAATATAGCTTCTCTGCCTGCGCCGATCATCTATGAGGAACTGGTAAACACGCTTGATTTGATTGCCGAACATACGTCAGATAACTACATTGCCAAGCACGGCGAAGATGAAAGGGTTGAAGATTTGGTCAAGACTTTCGATCAAGGGCTTGAGAATGCGATTAAAAGAGGCTTTGTATCCGTTCATCACAACCCGTTCAATGGCGAGATGCTTTTGCTCCCCGGAACAAAGGAAGACTTGGGGCTGACCGATGACGAGTTCCTTTCTTATGCCAAACAACAGGCGTTAAAGACTGAGGCGATCCGTAAGAAGCACAGGCCAAGTTCATTGAAAGCGTGGGGCAATGGAGTGATGCGTGGTTGGGGCAATGTAATGAGTGGGTCAGTTGGTTCGCTTGCAGCAGCTACTAAGTCAGAGTCGTTGGCTAAGATGGCCCTGAACATAGAGGAGGACACTGCCGCGCATTATCCTCATACAACCTCTGAATTCGGAACGCTTGACTGGTTCGTTAACGAAGCTCTTGCCCCGAACATACCGATAATATGGACAAATCTTATGGTGGGGATTGCAACTGGTGGCGTAGCTAGTACCGCCGCTGTCCCTGCTGCCTTGACTAAATATTCTTGGGGGGCGAAGGCTGGCAAGTGGGTATTAGGAGCGTTGGGAATGACTGCCCCGCAAGTTGTATCAGAAGCAACACTAGAGGCAGGCTGGTCTTTTAATGAGGTTTACGGCAAGACTGGCAGCCTGAACGCGGCGATTAGTGCAGCACGTAAGGTCTTCTGGCAGAATACGGGACTTCTTGGCGGGACTGAAACACTACAATGGCTCGGCACGCTTGCTCCGGTTAAAGGATCGGGGCTGTTGCAGAAAACCGCTGTGTTTGCGTCTAAAGTTTTGTGGTCTGTTGGGTCTGAAGGTGGTCAGGAAATCGGGCAGGAGGTGTTTTCTGCCAGTGCGTCAGGAAGAGAGTTTGACATATTCAGCCAGGAAGGGCTTGAGGTGATGACTGCTGGCGGATCAATGGGTTTGCTGTTCGGTCTGCCCGGCGCGAGTATGTCGTTCATAGGTGAAGGCAAGTCCGATACTGTCAATATCAACATATCCGAAGAGATGATGGACCGCTTGCGGGTGAAATACAACGCCCTGTTTATGGACAGGGTTGAGCAAGGCTATGACATGGTAGAGGCTTCATCGGCTGCATTTGAGGATTTAACGCAGACGTTGGAGGGTGAGATTTTCCTTGATGAGATTGGCGAAGGGCTGGCTACGATTATCGAACAGGGACAGCGCGAATCGATCCCCTCTGAAGTTGCGACTTCAGAGACACCCGGGGGGGTGCCGGTTGCCCCTCCGGGGCAAGAACCCGGACAAACTCCCGGACAGGTTGAAGCTGAACCGAACGTGCAGGAAAGCGGAAAGGTTGACAAAGTAGAGGATAAGGTTGTCGAACCTTCGCAGGAAGGTTTACAAAAGCCAACCGAGCCAGCGAGGACAGAGGTTGAGACGGAAACCAGCGTTGCTATTCCCGAAACCCCCATAGTCCAGCTTCTCAGGTCCAGTGCTGAAGCGCAGCCTGCTGTACAAGAAACTCTGAAGAAGCAACGTGCGGCCAGAATCGCACGTAAGAAGCAAGTCTATGACGAGTTGATAGCCCAAGGAATTGACAGGCAGGAAGCGGATCGTATAGCGAATCAGGAGCTTGCCGGGAAGTACGACAAAGGTAACATCGTAGTTCCTGAGCAGCTGCAATCACCGGAAGCTATCGAAGACCTCTATAAGCAGATTGACGAGAAGATATCCGACGAGTGGGAAAAGACGGCTACCCGCTCCGCACTTGAAAATGCTCTGCGTGGTGAGCCGATCCCGCAAAAGAGAGGGACGGGTTCAAGGTTATTCCCTGAAGGTGGCTCTGCATGGGACCGGCTTGTCTATGTGTTCGGTCAGGAGTTTGCCCAGACCCTCGATACTTACAATGCCGACCCTTACGTTATCACCGACGGTCAAACCGTTGAGGTTCTTGACTCTGATGGCAAACCGGTTACAGGGAAAGAGGGTGCGGCCAAAGGTGAAGAGGTGCAGGTCTACCGACGCAGCGACTTGATCCCGGCTGACGTTTCACCTGATGCCAGAGCGTTCTTCAACCGCGAAAAGACCCTCAAGGAAGTATCGAATACGACCATCTTCGAGCTTCACGACCTGCTTAGAAACAAAGAACACTCGATTCTGTTCGGGGATACCGACAGGGCCGCATTGAACAGGGAGGTTGTGCGCCGAGTGTTGCTCAACCTTTTGGATATAGCAAACCTCCCACGTGCTTTCCTTGCTTCGTGGGACTTGTCGGCTCCTGGGCGTCAAGGACTAGTGCTATCACTCAATCATCCGCTTGTTGCTATTGATGCATTTGGCAAGCAGTTACAGGCGTTCGCACGTGAGGATAACTATATTGAAATTGCAGAGATGATTAAGGATGACCCCTATTACGAGGCTGTCACAAAAGAAATGGGGGTTGAGCTTACTGATATCGGCAAGATATCCGAGAGCAGGAAGATTCAAGAGGAAGCCTTCCAATCTAAGCTGGCATCAAAGATTCCGTTTGTCAGACTTTCAGAACGTGCTTACGTCACATACCTGAATGTATTGCGCTTCAACGTAGCAAAGAATTATTACCAATACCTAAAATCCAGAGAAGAAAAGGGGAAGAGTGTCGAGCCTGCCGAATACAAGGCGATGGGGCAGTTTATCAACTGTGTAAGCGGTCGTGGGCCGATTGGCAAGTTAGGCGATGTTGCGCCGGTGGTCAATACCACTTTCTTTTCAATCCGGTTGCAGACAGGGAGACTTGCAACGCCTTTCCTCCTGTTCAATCCAAACATCCCTATCAACTCACCAGTTCGCCGTATTATGATCCGAGAGCTTGGAGTATTCAGCGGGTTCGTTGGTTCGGTAATCGGGCTGGCGATAATGGCCGGGTTGGATGTTGAACTTGACCCCCGATCTTCTGACTTTGGCAAAATCAGGGTTGGCAATACCCGCTATGACCCGTTTGCAGGATTTCAGCAATACATTGTGCTGACTGCAAGAATGGCAACCGGACAGACGGTAACATCATCCGGTGTAGTGAGGCCGATTGATAGGGATGAATTAATAGCGAGGTTTATCAGGTCCAAACTGTCGCCCACTGCCGGGCTGATTACCGATATCAAACTGGGCGAAACCTACCTCGGTCAAGAGTTTGAACCGGCTGACCTCGGGACATTTGAGCAGGTAAAAGAGCGCATGTTCCCGATGGTAGTTCAAGGTTTTATGGATGCTATCGGGCAGGAAGGCGGTAAAGGCGCATTTATGGCTATTCCTGAAGTCTTCGGCATCAGCGTCCTATCGTATGAGACCTACTCCGAACGATACGCAAAAGTCAAGCAGAACTACATTGACTCCCACGAGCTTTGGGTATACGACGAGAACGGCGAACAGATAAGACATGCTGAGAACTGGGATGACTTGAATATGGTCCAGCAGCACGAGGCCAAACATGACCCTGAGTTTGAAAAGGAAATGAAAGCCCTTCAAGACGCTATGGAGTCTGACGGCTACCACGGCGAACGTGGCTGGCAGATATACAACGAACTGGATGAGCAGAGAATCCAAAGGGGTGAGAACCTTATCAAAGAGTATGAGGATAGAGTTATTCACCCAGAGAACTATCCCGATCAGCATGGGGATATTCCAACTCCAAAGGAAAATTCAGACTGGTTGAAGTCTGAAACGTGGAAGCTGAAAGCTGAGATATACGACCGGAAGATGCAGGCGAATAAGGACTTTCAACTATTCGAGGACACCGGGGAACTTCCCGAAGACCCTTACGATGCTGCGATTATCCAGTATTTCGATATCTTCAAACAGGCTACCGATCCTGATACTGGTGTAGTCAGGCCGAACGACACTCCCAAAGGGCCGGGACTGAACACTCTTGAGAGCGAACTGAGGGCGAAACTTACCGAAGCGCAGAACCTTGCGCTCGATAAGTGGATCACCCGTCAGCAATGGGGACCGCTCATGCAGGAGTACGAGGACGCACGGCATCAAATCAGCCTGTCCGGTTACTATGATGCGCCAGATGGCAGAGCATTCCGGGCTACCAATGAAGAGGTAGAGAATGTGCTGACCGGGCATTGGTTCAACCTCAAACCTGTCTCGAAAGAAGCGTACTCAGTCAAAGCGCATTGGCCGGAAGAGTTCGAAGCGTGGGAAACCGGGAAGGCTGAGATTAACGATATGTCACTTGATGGCATATCCCGTCCCTGGACCGTCACGGCTGACCAATGGAATGTGATGACTGACGAACAGAAGCGCACCGCTTTGAAAGATAAACTGTTTGACGACATCGTAGCAGACAATCCGGGCTTTGACGGGGCATATTACAAGGTTGACGGTTACGAAAAGGGATTACCGGAAAACATGATCGAACCTCATGTACAAGTGATGCTTGATATTGAGGACCACGAGAGGAACGGGCTTAATGCAAGTCAGGCAAAGAACAAGGCGTTGCTCAATGCTTCCCCGGAATACCGAAAAGCCGTCTATTCCATGGACGTTAAAGACTGGCCTGCCGGTGCCTCAGACGCAGAGATCAATTCCTATGTCGAATACATGGAAGAGGACATCAAGCGGGACACTTCGAAGGACAAAAACGAAGACATAAACTTCTACGCAACCGAGCAATGGCTGTACGAACACGGCCCGTTCTACCATAACGTTTATACCAATGAAGCCAAGATGAATCAGGAGAAGATCGACTTCAACAAAATTCCCAGCCGTGAGTTCTGGCAGTGGGTTGTTCAAATCTACTCTTCTCATCCTTCCGACGACATGAAGAACCGTTACATAGCACGGGGCGATGCTATCAACAACTTTGGCGCAGACTTTGAGGACCAGATGGAAACTGTTATGGGATGGTCAGAGTTCGACTGGGACAAGTACGAACAGTACGGCGGGAAGTACAAGATCGACCCGAACATTGTATTCAAGGTAGACAAAGAACCCGAACCCCCGAGATGGCAGACGCGACCGGAAGACATCAATACGGAAGTGTTCACCGATCCTGATATGCAGACGTTGGCCGAGAAGATCAAAACCAGCGCACAAGCTGGCCGGGATTACTTTGTAGAAAAGGACAAAGAGTTTGACGAAGCGTTGAAGTAACCACACAATTACCGGGAATTAAGGCCGCTCAGAGATGGGCGGTCTTTTTTTATATCCAAATTTAGGAGGTTTTCACTCATGTTGGACTCTGGGAACAACCAAGCGCAGGACTCGGATGCGGGTGCTGCGGACGCGCAGAACGAAGGCGGTTCGACCGATGCGTTGAACGCTCAAGGTGACGCGGGTTCGGAGGATTCCATCAAGCCCGGTTCTGATGGCGAAGGCGATCAGGGTTCGGACGATCCGATCTACACGGAGGCACAGCTTCAATCGCACATCAAAGACGCGAGAGAGGCGCAAAGCTCGGCGGACTCGAAACTTGCTGAGGTGACAAAGCAATTCAATACCGCTGCAAGTGACAGAGACTCGGCGCAATCCCAACTGGACACAACCAGAGAGGAACTGCGCAAGGTGCGCCGCTTGAGCCTGGAAGAGGCAGGAAACGAAAAGGCTGTGAAGGTTCTGGACGATCTTCACGAGTATGAGGACCGGTTGATTAATTGGGATGCCGACTTGAGAACGAGGGAAGCGGCTGTTAAACAAGCCGAATCCACCTCGAAGGATGCCGAGTTTTCCACGTTGGTCAACGAGGTCGCTACTGATAAGAAGGTCGAACCGGCACAGCTTGAGAAGTTGGCTCGAAAGGGGAAGGCTACCACGAAAGAGGAAATAGCTGAATTCGTGGAGTTTTGCACGCCTATAAAGGCTCCCGACCCAAACAAGGCGACTTCGGACGCCAAGCCTCAACCTCGAACGCTTCCGGGGAAATCGGGGGAACCCAAACAGAGAACTCTCCGGGATGAAATCGACTCCGCAAAAGGGGTCAAGAAAAAATAGGAGGTAAAAGCCAATGGCTTTATCCGGTGGACATTTTGAGAATTTCGTAGAGGCCATGAAGGCCACTCAGCCTACCCTCGTCGCTGGCTATGTAGATGACAACCAGAAGCGGGGCAACCCGATTGACACCATTGCTACGGTAACCGGTGATGGGACAGGCGAACAGATCGATTGGCTTCGCAAGACCACTGACACGTCTACTGACGTGAAAAACAGTGGCAAAGGTACGACCACGGTGCTGACTGAGGGCGCGACCTTCGATAAGCAGACCGCGTACCTCAAACAGTGCTACAAATATGAGGCCCTGGACAAGTTCTACAAATCCATCCACAAGACCATGAACGACTATGAGGAAATCCAGTATCAGTCGATGGTCAATGATATGTTGGTAGCCCTGGGTGACAAGGTTCTCTATGACGACATCACCTATGGTTCGGACGCATCGCTTGAGATGGATGGAATGCACGCTCTAGCTGCGGTGAGTGCTGGCGAAGATTGGGACGTAGATGCTGGCGAAACTGCCCTGAGCCTGATGAACTGGCGCAATATGGCCGATGAGATGCGCCACGGCATTGATTTCTGGCTGGTTCCGTACTGGTTGCCTACCTACCTGAGCGCGGCCTTCCAAGAAAAAGGTCTTGCAGGATTGGCAACGGGTACTGCCGGGACGATGGGTAATGTGCAGTGGAATACCAACCAGCTTGGTACTCGTTTGCTGATGTGGGACAACATCCCACTGATCCCCTCTGACTACTTGGTGGCAGAGCAGGCCAACACCGGCGTTGGCAGCGACGCACGCGCCAAGTACAGTTCTGGCACGGCGATGTATTCCTTGTTCGGCGTTAAGCTGCGGACCAACGGAATTGACAAGGCCGATCCCGGTCTTGCTCTGGCCGTAGGGACCATCGACAACGATGGAACAGAAAAGATGATTCAACTTGAATACTTCGACAAGCTGGAAAGCAAGATCGCCAAGGCACTGAGAACCAGCGTCAATTCCTGCCTGATTAATGGCAGCAAGTACGCCATTTGCCGGATGTTCGACTTCACGAAGGCGGCTATCACCGTCTAGGTGAAAAAGGAGGTATGAGAACATGACGAACTACAATTTCCCTGTTGAATCCAACAACGGGTACATCATCCACTTTCCCCGAAACAATGATGGTGACTATTCGTTGAACAACAACCTGGCTGACCCGTTTGCTGAGTCCGCTACACAGCTATTCCCCCTGGGAACCATCCTCATCGATGGCGACCGGAAGTGGGTCTATTGCAAGAATGGCTCGGTTGCGTTGAATATCGCGGCTCCGGTGCAGTCGGCTGCTGCGGTACATGCAGAGCAGGACGATGACATTGTTGTCGGTGCTGCTGCTGCCATCGCGGCTACGGCTGTCGAACTGACCTCAACGGCCAACCTTGACGGTGCGCCGAACAACGTAGCCAACGACTTCAAGGAAGGCTACATGGTGGTCAATGACGAGGCAGGCGAAGGCCAGTTAAGGAAGATTATCAGTAATGATGCCCTGGTAACTACTGGTGACTCGACCTTCAACCTGTACGACGCGCTGACTATCGCGTTGACTACTTCCAGTGAGGCGGGGATTGTTCGTAGCCCGTACTACAAGGTTATCGCAACTGCGGCCGTTGTCACCGGTAAGGTGATCGGCGTGCCGTTGATCGCTGTCACCGCATCCTACTACTTCTGGTGCCAGTGCGCTGGCCCGGCTCCGGTAGTCATGCACGCTGCCTGCGCCCTCGGGACGCTGGTTGTGGTCGGAACGACCGCAGCGAAGGCCGATCCGATGGCCGCAGTCACCACCGAAGTCATCATCGGTGAAATGATGACACCCGGTGTTGCCGACACGGAAACGGCCATCGTTTTCCTGCGATTGGGATTCTAAGAACTGAGAGCGGGGGGCTTCGGCTCCCCGCTCATCTTAAGGGGGTTTATGGAAACCGTAACACCAAAGAAAAGATCAAAGGGCGACATAAACAAAGCCCTGTTGAAATACCCGGTTTCAGAGTGCGACAACTGCAAGCACGACTTTCTAGGCGTGGTAACTCCTGCTATTGAGTTCGGCAAAGATACTGAGGGCGGGGATATTGTGACCGGGTTTTGCCCTATCTGCGGGCGAGGATACCCCATGATCGAACCTAAGCCCGAAGTACCACCAGAACCGGAAGCTGAAAAGGTGGCCGACACTGAGGAAACCGCAACATTCGATCCCGTTATAGTAGATGCCGATTTAGAGGGCAAAGAGTACCCGAAATTGCAACAGATCGCCCAAAAGCTCGGTATCAAATCAAATCAGAAGAGAGACGCTTTGATTAAGGCGATAAGGGAGGCGTGACATGAGCAATTCTATTGGACCGTGGAAGAAAGTAACCATCGATAAGAATGGCACCACATCGTCAGAAACAGACCTGGGATACGAATTTGAGGATGTGCAGGTATACAATCCGGCAATCGACAGTGCCACTATTACAGTTAAACCAATGAGAGAAACGGGTGGTACTGCCGTGCAGGCATACACCTTCGATGCCGACGCTACCGGAGACTACGTGAACACCACGACTGCAAGGACTGGTGCCGGCATGAATGTGTTCAAGAACGTCTGCGCCCAATTCGTGACAATTGTGTTGGGGGCCGCTCAAACAACGGCAGCGGTTGACTTCTACATAAGGGGAGTCAAGCCACTGGCATAACCAATTTCCAACTAAACCAAAGGGGAGCGCAAAGCCCCCTTTTTTATTTGAACGATGATTACACCGCAACGACTTTTAACCGAACCCATCGTCAACAAGGAATGCACTGATCCTGTTGTCATTCGCATGATGGATCAGTTGGGCGTCCCTATCGAACGGGTTGAATTCTGCAAGGAATACAACGCTAGGCAGCATGGCGGCTCTCCGTACTCCAAAGGCTACAAGTTCACTGATGGGATCATCAACAAGACCCATCACATCCTCGTGTCTCAAGGGTTAGCGATGTGCGACAGTGATAGTTATTCCCTCGATCCGGGCTGGACTTACGACTCGCTGACAGGGGCTTATGTCTCACAGCACAACCTTTTCCGGGCGACTGTAAAGGGAACTCAGTGTGAAATCGAGGTTTTGTGCGACCAGCCGGACGGGCGGAAAGCAGGACAGAAAGTCCAGTTCCAGCCTGAGTTATTCCTTGACGAGAAGCTGTGGAAACCGAAATCGATCACCCCTGAGTGGATAGATGACCCTGCGAACCCCAATTACAAAGCTAACGTGCTGGTTTGGGACTATGAATGGTGCAGGCGGTACTCCCGCATCATCGAAGGGAAATTGATTAATAGATGGGTAATCATTGAGAATCCGGGCAAAGATTTCCGTTTTGACTACAACCAGACAGGTGATTGGTTTCTCAAACTGGGCAGGTTTGCGGTTTCCCCAGACCGAGAGATTGTTACCGCTAAACAGTACGAACAGCTTGCAGCGATAGCAGCCATGCTGCAAATACCTGTAGCAATTGGAGATTCGAGCACTTTTTACCCGGATACGGGATCAGGCGGCGGGAATACCAGCGTTGACGGTTACTTGTTCTGGTCTGGGAATGACATATGGAGCAATGCTGTTGGGGCAGCTACGGGAACTGCGCGAGATACCGAAGACTATGCCTATTCATATGTCAGCACAAGCAATACCTCAGACCAGTTTTCATCTGTATACAGGCCGATTCTAGTCTTCGACACTTCGGATTTACCGTCCGGGCTATCCATATCCGGCTCAACTATTACGCTGCGCGGTACTAACAGCTATACCACGTTAGGCACTCCCACGATCATAATCGTGTCATCTGCCCCTGCAAGTGATGGTTCACTAGTTGCAGGTGATTATGATTCGCTTGGAACTACTAGCCTAGCCAACGAAATCGCAGAGGGGTCGTGGAATTCGAGTGGCGACAATGTGTTCACACTCAACGAAACAGGGATAGCAGCGATTGACGACGCAGGGGCTTCAAAGTTCGGTTCTAGGTTGAAGTGTGATCCAAGCGATAAGCCTACTTGGGTAGCGAGTAAAGCTATGGGATTTCAGTTTTACTGTGCTGATTACGGCAGTAATAAGCCTGCGCTGGCTGTGACGTATTCGACGGGTGGAAACTACACCGAGTCGGCCAGTGTAGCAATAGGGCTTTCCGTGTCGGGCAGCCGATCAACAGATATTGAGAGATTGGCAAATGTCGCCATCGGGGAAGCGGTTTCGGCTGGCCGGGAATTCATTGCCGAAAGGTCCGCCAGTGTAGCGGTTGGCCTTAGTGTAGCTGCCAGCAAAGTATTCAACCGGGTTCGCTCGGCGGCTGTGGCTGTCGGGTTATCCATAACCGCTGGCAGGGCAACCGAGATTGCCCGCTCTGCTGCTCAATCTATTGGCTTATCTGTCAGTGCATCAAGGGTAACTGAGATAGCCCGTTCGGCATCTAACGCCATTGGGCTATCTGTAACCGCATCGAGAGCAACCACTATAGCAAGAACAGCTGCTACCGCTGTCGGCTTGAGTATTACAGGTTCGATTGCCAGAGCTTTATCGGCGGCTGTTTCCATTGGCCTCTCAGTTTCGGCATCAAGAGCAACAGACATTGCGAGGTCTGCGAGTGCTGCTATAGGTGCCAGTGTTACCGCTGGCAGGGCAACCGAGATTGCCCGTTCTGCTGCTACCGCTGTCGGCTTGAGTGTCACGGCCTCGAAAGGGATTGCGATAGCTTCCGCCGTTGCTATTGGTTTATCGGTGAGCGCGTCACGAATGGCTGATTTGGGACGTTCCGCAACAACGGCTGTAGGTCTTTCCGTGACGGCCTCGCGGGTAACTGAAATTCTCCGCTCTGCTTCTGTGGCGGTCGGCCTCACTCCGACAGGAAGCCGGTTATTCATCGCTGCCCGTTCCGCTTCAACCTCTATCGGATTATCGGTGACAGCTACGGTAACATCAGCGGTCGTATTCATTAATGGCGTACTGACAATAGTTTCGAAATGGTTCACGAAATGGAACGTTCGCACTTTGGATTCAAACACTGCTACGAGAACTCTGGATTCAAACACGGATGAAAGAACAATCGAAAGTACGGAGGAGTAATGATAGCCAAAGTAAGCGGGGGAATGTCAATCAAGTGGGAATGTCCCCACACGAAAGCGGATGGAACACTGGTATGCAGACTGGCAAGTATCGAGCAGCCTGGGCCGCTCACGTGCTGGAACGCCTTCTGCATCCACTGGTATATCACAGAGCAAATTAAATATCTGTTGACGATCAACTACAACCGGTCAAGGGTGAATCTCTGCGAGAAATTCAGAGACGATCCTACTGTTGACAAGCACCGAACAGGGGAAAACATCCCGACCACTATTGCGGGATTGATTTTCAAAAGTATCTGGTTACGAATTCAGGTACGTACCAAATAACAGGGAGGTAAGGACATGGCTCAAACTCAATCACCCACGACCGAAGGATACACCGAGATCAGCAAACTTTGTGCTGGCGGGGCCGCATCAGCATTCAAAAGTATGGTGCTGATAAAAACCAGTTGCACCGCTGATGCGACGCAGACATATGCGGGTATCACCAAATGCGACGAATCAGGGTTGACGCTTGCAGACGCCACCATCAGCAACGAGACAACCACGGTAACGGATGACACCATTCGGGCAACTCATGAGTTCACGGCAGGAGAGTCAGCGACTGTGAAAGGTGCTGGCGTTTGCAATGATGACGATGACGTGCTGTTTGCTTTGATGTGCTTCAACGCTGACGTTGTGATGGAGTCCGGCGACAAGCTGACGCCCACCATCGACACTCAGATCAAAGTAGGCGCATAAGTCTAACCGAGCCTGTCCATGTGAATAGAAAGCCGCTCAGAAATGGGCGGCTTTTTG